TTATGGTTACAACGGTCCTCAGCGTGACGGACAGCAGGCTGGACGAGAGTACGGAAGTAAGGTAGGGCTCAACACACAGTTAGGCAATGGTGCTGAGACACGCAGGCTTAGTAATTAAGGAGAACGACATGGCAACATTTAGAGTACACTTCAAATTGTTTGGACAAGGTCGGTTCGTAGATATTGAACAAACACCAGGATGGTCATTGTTAGATCAAGTTAGTAATGGCATATGGCTAACAGCAGACTATCAGCTAACAGGCGGCGCTATCAATGCAGTATATTGGATACCTCCTTCACAAATACAGTTATTAGAACGAGTAAAAGCGGAGATAGAGTCATGAAAGATAACAGAAGAAACCCAGATGTACTTGACATGCAAGCACGGTTCATAAAGTTCGGTACAGCAGTTGCGATCATAGTGCCGATTGCATTATTAGTCGCTATTTATTTTCATTTTAGGTAACCACTCTTTTATGTATAATAAGGAAGAAGGGGCAAAGGAGATGAGCATGTCGGATAACAAACAAACAGAAGTTATATATTCGTGGAGCAACAAGGCTCTACCTGCGCCCCCAAACTTCAAGTATCAACGACACACATACTTACGCTTAGTTACTAGTAGTATGTTGCTAGGGTTTCCCGAAGAAGTAATCACGAATAATGACTCAGCTGCTTTAGTAGAGTGCAGTAACGACACTGATTTCCATATGAGAGCTGCTGTGTTAGTAAAGAAACTGGTAACAGTCAGCCTTAAGGTCGTGCATAGCACTGAAGACAATACTACAAAGATGCGTCTGACGTTGATAGCAACTAGACTGACGCAAGCTACAGATAATAGAGTGATAGGATATGATGACATTAAAGGGCTCGACAGAGACAGCCTTGACTACATGCAGAAGATCAATGATATGATGCAAAGTATGATTAATAGACATTTTTCCTTTGGGTATTTATAATAGGACAATACTTAAAACAGAATAAGGGTGTACCGCAGTGCGATATAGACCGACTAAAAGGGATAGACGCCGTGTTAGTAAGATGGCGGGATGTGGTATGACAGTTGAGGAGATAGGAACAGTACTGGAGTTGTCACATCAAACAGTATCAAAACATTTTAAGTATGAGTTAGCAGCATCAGCATTGACAAAGAATGCATCAGTAGCAGGCGCTCTATACAAACAAGCGACACGCTATGGACACGTAGGGGCTATGACATTCTGGTTAAAGTGTCGAGCTAGATGGAAGCCTGAAGCGAATGATTTTGAGGAAGGTTTATCGGCGCAACAACAAGCAAGAGCTATTCGAGATGCATTGGCTACACTAAATGACCTAGAAGACGCTGAAGTCTAAGCAAGTTGTTGTATATATAAGGAAGCAGTAAAAGAAAGGCAAAAGCAATGGACAGATCTTTGCTGAACATCCAAATAGAATTATTAGAGCCTGCTCCGTCAATGAGTAAGCATACTACTAAGTTAAAGTAAGGAAGGAGAGTACCGATGTACGCATTAGATATAGATGGAAGAAGGATAGTTCAAACAGACCCCAAAGTATGCAAGACGTGGATAATGAGGGATGCTGCTGATAAGTTAAATCGATTAGGTACGAAAGCAGTACTACGCACTTCCGTTGATGTAAGTAGTAGTGGAACACTGAGGCACGAGCATGAGGGCTGGACGTTCATTAATTACTCCGGTGAAGTGGCCAACGGATAACAATAACCATACTAAAGGAAAAATAATGCAGACTAATGAATCACTGACAAGGCAGTATTTACAGGCGAAGGCCATGGGGCGTTATGCTGAGTCAAAAAAACACCCTCACGGTCGTCCTGTAGCAGGCAAAATAGTACGCCGATTACTTAAACGTATTCGACGCCGAGTAAGAACAGGCTCAATGAGGTAAGTTATGACTGACGTAAGTATGTTTGAAGATATCTACGGAAATGCAGTTGCAGTAGATTTGAACAACAATCCGAGACCGCAGGATGCAGTTGGTAGTAACGCCAACATAGGCATAGGTACTGGTCGTGCTGAAATAACAGGAACTATCTCAGCATACTTTTCAAACAATGACCTTGTCACCAAGTTTGTAGCTGGTACAGCAACAAGTCTTCGTTTCCAGGTTACTGACAGTGATGGTAACAGCTACATTGCAACCATTCCTAAGATACGGTTCACAAGCGCTACAACAGTAGCAACAGGTCCTAACAACGATGTTATGGTAGACTTAGGGTTTTCAGCTATGATCGATTCGTCCGGTCTGTATGCCATACAGTTTGATATTTTAGACGCGTAGTAACAACAACCTGAAGGGGAGATTTAAACATGGATCTAGATAAGTTTACAACCAACAAGCAGCTGGAAGTAGAGGGTAAGTGGATTCCTTTGGACAACACTTCAAGAATTCGCGTAGCCAGGATTGGCAACAAGAATTACAAACAGAAGTTTACTGAGTTGTCTGCACCACACATTGTTGCTATCAGAAGCAAGACCATCAGTGACGATATGGCTGAGCAGTTGTTGGCTGAGTCATTAGGCTACTCAGTGTTGGTAGATTGGGAAGGCTTAACTATCAATGGTGAGCAGGTTGAGTATTCACCACAGAAGGCCACTGAGATTTTACTTGATCCTAAGTATAAAGATTTCAGGGATATGATTGTCAGTATTGCTACTGACATGGACGTGTACAAAAATAGTGCAGATGAGGATCTGGTAAAAAACTAACAGAGTTCGCCCATTGGGTAGCACAATGGGGCGAACATGAGCAGTTTTTTATAAACATAGCAGAGGAGTCAGGTATAACTCCGGTCGCATTAGAAGAGAAGCCGGAGTTATATACAGATGCAGTTACGTACGCCGAAGCGTTTTTTATGTTGCTGCCTAGTAGTAACACTAGTTTAGGTAAAGGAGCTATTCAGTTAGTTGAGATTAAGGCATATATAGATATGTTTGAAGTTGTTGATAAGAAGTTGTTTATTAAGTGCATACGGGCTATGGATAAGGCATACAGTGAGGGCGTTGCACTTACGAAACCAAAAACAGTTTTATGAGGTCCTAATAGAATGACTGAGATTGCAGAGCTAGGTATACGAGTCGACAGTAGACCTGCAGTCGACGGCCTTACTAAAATAGAGTCTAAGTTAAAGTCTACCGGAGTAGCTGCTACACACTTAGGTAATCAAGGTGCAACTAGTTTTGACAAGCTAAAAGCTTCGGTGTTTTCTCTGCAAGGAGCTATGGTAGGCTTCTCAGGGTTCCTAGCGCTTCGCCAAGGCTTCGGTGTCATATCATCCTTTGAGAAATCGATGGCAGGGGTAAGGGCTGTAACCGGAGCAACAGGTGACACGTTCGCTGCATTGACAGCACGAGCTAGAGAGTTAGGTGCTGTAACATCGTTTTCAGCATCTGAGGCTGCAGAAGGTATGCGGTTTTTAGGGCAAGCTGGTTTCGAAGCTAACGAAGTAATTGATTCCATAGGTCCTTCATTAAAATTAGCACAAGCTGGTATGCTTGATTTAGCAACGGCTGCTGACATTGTATCTAACATCATGAGTGGTTTCGGTATAGCCGCAACTGAGACAGCTAGTGTGGCAGACGTCTTAGCTATTTCGGCTGCAAATGCTAATACCAATATCCAACAGATGGGTGAAGCTATGAAGTTTGTAGCTCCTGTAGCAGCAGCAACAGGACAGAGTGTTGAAGACTTGGCAGCATTGGTCGGCGTGCTAGGTAATGCAGGCTTGCAGTCTACTCTGGCTGGTACTGGTTTAAGGATGTCAATGCTGGCTCTTTTGAATCCTACGAAGACAGCACAGAGAGCAATCGATGACTTAGGCTTAACGCTACAAGAGCTTGATCCTGACTCAAACAATATAATAGAAATAATGAAGAAGTTAGCCGATGCCAACATATCGGCAGGCCAAGCATCAGCTATTTTTGGTGCTCGAGCAGCGACTACTGTGTTGGCTATAAAAAGCCAAACAGAAGCATTAGATGAATTATTAGTAAAGACTCATAACGCGGATGGGTTTTTGAAGACAACATCCAGCATAATGGAAAACACGTTAGCCGGTGCTGCAAGACGAGCTACGTCCGCCTTATCAGAATTAGCATTGCAAGCTGGTGCTGGAGGTCTTACTGGAGCGTTGCGAGGCTCCATCGATTTATTCACCGACACAATCAGTGCCCTCAACGGTATGCTTGATGCCTCTGACAAGACTAAAACAGCTGCGTTTTTACTAGCCGATGCACTAACGTTAGTAGGTATTGTGGCAGCAAGCCTTGTGGCATCGAAAGTAGTGGCGTTCTTTTGGACACTAGGATCAGCTGTAGTCACAGCATACACAACATTAGCCACGTTGGCCGCAGGAACCACCGCTACCGCTGGTACGTTCAGTCTACTAACAGGAACCGTTGTAGGTGCAACAGCGGCCACGAGTGGTTTTACGTTGGTGCTGCGTGCTCTGACAGCCGCTATGCTGGCGAACCCAGTAACTGCATTGACGATAGCCATAGCTGCCGGAGCAGTAGCGATACTTTCATACAAATCTCACACGAAAGACGCTACCGCAGAAATAAAGAACATGACAAGTGCAGTCACAGGCTTGAATAACGCTATGAATCCTTTTGCCAGTCTAACAAGGACCGAGATGATCACAACGCTTGCTGCTTTGGAGAATCAGTTAGCAGGTGTTAACCAAACACAAGACCAGTTAAGAAAACAATTTGCTGAAGGAAAGATTGATGCACGAGTGTTCTCAGGACTTAGTCTAACTGCTATCGATTTGAATAAGCAGATAGCTGCACTAAAATCTTTGTTAGCAGCATCAGTGCCACCTATTAAAAAAGTAGAGGAAGGTGTTATAAAACTTACCGATGCTGAGCGTGGGTTGTTAGATACAGCGTTACCGCTAGAAGCAGCTACGCGTGAGTATGAAAAATCTGTGTCAGTGCTAGACGACTTATTGAGTCGTCATGAGATAACGTTAGTTCAGTATAACACAGCAGTGCAAAACCTAAACACTGATTTATATGAGCTAACTAACACCACGAAGAAAGTAAAAGAAGCAGTAGATCCTGTTGCTGAGATTTACAAACAAACAGCTAATAGTATTCAAGGTGCTTTTGCCAAAACGTTTAGAAGCATCTTCGATGATGGTATAAAAGGCTTTAGTTCTCTTTCTAAAAACATACTGGACGTCTTCAAAGATATGCTTGCTCAGATGGCTACCCTAGCTATTGCAAGGCCGATTATTATTCCCGCGGTATCTGCGCTAGGCGGTGCATTAGGTTTGAGCAATGAAGCAATAGGTGGAGTTACTGGTCAATTAGGTGGGGCAGCATTAGCAGGGGCCGGTGCAGGCGCAGGACTGGCGGCTGGTGCAGGCACGACTGGTCTGTATGCTGCAGGTGGTACAGCCGCTGGTGCGGCTGGAGGGTTTGGTGCAAGTGTAGCAGCAGCAATGCCTTGGGTATTAGGCGCGCTTGCTGTGAATGGTTTAACAGGTGGTGGATTATTTGGTGGAAAGCAAAAGCAGACAGGTGGAGGCATAACGCTTGATATAAGTGGTGGTGTTATATCAGGCAGAGCGTTTACTGACTTCGAAAAGAACCGTTCTTTGTTTAGGGGCACAAAAAGATGGACAGAGTTTACTGAGCTGGGAAAGGATGTCAATGATTCATTGCAAACAGCTCTGCAAGGCACTAGATCGGCCATGGAAGAATTCGCTACAACCTTAGGCACAGACTTTACTTCAGTGGTAGAAGACTTCACAGCTACCTTTACCGGTAAGGTAGAAGATGCCGGTGTGTTTATAGCAACAGTAACAGAAGATATGTTAAATAACTTATTTGCACAGACTGGTGCTGCTGTAAATGCTAACTTAGATAAACTAGCTATTGGAGATCGGATAGCTGAGTTGGAAGCAGAGATACAAGCGTCAGTGGAAAGACAGAACAGTCTTGGGTTTAGAGAGCCAGGATCGGCTCGTGAACACGCCCTTCGCGTATTCGCTCAGCGCGAGCTTGGCCCTCTCCAGGAAAAGTTTGCCAGCATGTCTGACACAGTAACGGAACTTCAGTTTGTGTTGCAGAACACAGACTTCACCGACATGACCAAGGCTTTGGAAGACGTAGGATTTGCGGTGGCCGTAGTTGGCAGAGCTTTGTTTGAAGTAGATACAAGATCAGATGCCAAGAAAGCTGTCGATGCATTGAATGACTCAATGCATGACATGATCAAGACAGGATTACGCCTTGGGCTTACAACTGAAAGCCTGCAGTACATAATGGACTCATTCAACAAGCAGTTGAGAACGTTGGCTACCGATTTTGATACCAGCATATCAGACCAGATACTTAAAATACTTGATCCTCAAGCATTCTCATTGCAGGAGTTTGAAAAGATAGCTAACGAAAGATTACAGAATGCCATTGATTTAGGAGCCAACATATTACAAGTAGAAAGACTTAACGCGTTAGAGCGCCAAAAAATACTCGGTGATTTTTCTACAGACACAATAGACGCACTTCGAGGCATAACTGATTTTGTATCAGGGATGGGCCTTGCCTCGTACTCAGTACTGACGCCTGCAGAAAGATTAGCTAAGGCATCCGGTTCGTTTGAGTCAACGTTAGCATCCGCGAACACTGGTAATTTAAACGCTCTGCAAGCACTGCCTGATGTGGCTGACGCCTTGCTTAATGAGAGCCGATCTTTCTACGGTGCAACTGAGGGGTTCCAAAACGTGTTTGCTCGAGTAGAGGAAGCTCTAGGCTCACTGGTTATAAACCAAGCTGACCCAATAATACTGCAGATGAAGAACAGCGACTTGCGAGCATACGAAAATGCTCAGATGATAGTTGATGCTCTGGTTGAGATGAAGCAGGAGATTATAAACCTTCGCGCTGACAATAAAGAAGTGTCAGACACGCTTGCTAGAGTGTTGGTCGCGTGAGTGTTTCTACCAGCCCTATAGGCTACGCAGCAATATCAGAAACATACTCTGGTTTTGATGCTGCTGTTGCTAGCCCTATTGATGTAGTCAGGAATGATAAGAGCATACCAAGAACTTACATTGCTGAGATAAGAAAGACTGGTTATAAGTGGACAAGAAAGTTTACCAGTTCAGGCGCTGGTTACAAGAAATATGATGTGGCTGCCGGTAGGGATGGTTTGTGGTTAGTGTGTGGAGCATCAGGCAGGACGTATAGGACTGAAGATCACGGAGATTCTTGGGAAGAAGTTGCCGTCGCTTCAGGTGGTCCATCCTTATATGACATTGTACAAAAGGACGGTGTGTTTGTAGCTGGACATAACAATGGGATCGTAAGATCTGAGGACAACGGAGATACTTGGGTAGACGTTAATGCTGGTACTAACAGTGCAGAAATATATGACTTAGCTACAGGCAACGGAGTATTTCTAGGGTCTTGGTATAAGTCTATAGTCAGCACAGTTATTCAATACTCAAGCACCGGAGAAGTATGGGCAGACGCTACAATACCTGCGTCCACTGCATACACGGAAATAGTGTACGATGCTTATTCAAGTTCTTTTTGGGGAGTAGGTTGGAAAAAGGTAGGAGGAATTACTAAAGCAGCCATAGGCGTCTCACAAACAGGCTTAGTGTGGACTTCTGCTACTGTTTCTACAGGGGCCGCAATGGACAGCTCTTCTTTGGCGCGCATATCTACTAACGGCAAAGGTTTGTTGGTAATAGATAGCACTCAAGGCACTGCGTGGGCATCTACTCCTGCAAAAGGAAGTTCAATAGTTGACTTTACTTATGTAGCTTCTGCAGCCAGACCTTACGCGTACCAAATATTATGGCACCCACTGTCAGAAGAATTCTATGGGTTTGCTACAGGAGGGCTGTACGAGTCTAGCGACGGAGCAGTATGGGATTATGTAACAACATCAGGTGACACTTCCTTCTATAACAAGTTTGCCATCGACAGTAATACTGGTGTAACAATAGCCACAGGTGGTAATCAAAGTGCTGTTGCTAGGATGCAGCCGTCGCCTATTCGTGTGGCTACTGATAGATATGTGGGAAATGGTTTTGTATATGAAGCTCGTTTAGATAACCCAGCTAATTTCAGTATGCAGCTTGGTGTCTCTCCAATAATTGGTGGTGAGAGTAGGGCTTCATATGGAGTAGTATCAATACTCAATGGTGACGGTAGGTATGATGACAGACTAAATGATGCGTGGGACAACGGCGTCCTATACGTCAAGTTTGGTACTACTGATATAGAACACGATACTTTTGGTGTGGTGTATGAAGGGTTCGTACAAGAAGCAGTGTGGGATGAGGATAGAATACAGCTGAGTATGAAAAACAACCAAAGTATATTCGAGGCGTTGATACAAGACGAGGTTTACGGGTCTTCATATAGCAGCAGTGTGCAAAATAAGCCTTTGCCTATAGGCATGGGTGTCGTATTGAACGCAGCACCAGTAGTTGTCAGTGCTGTCTTGTCGGCCACAGTGTATCAAGTCAATGATGGTCCTATTAGTTCTATAGACCACGTCTACTTTGCAGGCGTTTCTACGGCAAGTTACACAGCCGATATTTCTACAGGCACGTTCACTTTAACAGTCGATCCTTCACCGGATGAGGTCACAGTAGACTTTAAAGGTGAAGCATCTACAGGATACTCTGGACAAATAACGGACTTAATAACCAACATCGTCACCTTTCGCACTGACTTAACCACCGCCGACTTAGATTTACCAACGATACAAGAAGTAGCTGCAAGAAACGCAGCAGTGGGTGGCATATACATAACTGCTGACACAACAATCAGGAGTGTCTTAGACACGCTGCTTCTAAGCATAGGCGGGTATTGGGGTGTTAACCGTAGTAATCAGTTTTTTATTGGTACTGTAAAAGAACCAGGAACGCCATTCAGGTCTTATGAACAAGGCGACATACTTGCAATAAAGAGACTCACAACTGATCCAGTGGTGTGGAGTGTGCATGCTGCATATGAAAAAATATGGACAGTGCAGTCAGGCAACACGTTAGCAGGAGCAGTCACAGATGCAAGACGCGCATATTTATCTGAGGAACATCGTCATGCTAAAGCCGAGTCATCTACTGTGGCTGCTAGTCATACGTTAGCGCGAGAAATTCATTTAGATACCTTGCTGGCTTATGGGTCTGCAGCAGAGTCACTGGCTAGTTCTGTTTTTGATTTGTATTCAGTACAGAAGAACATATACTCAGTTGTAGTAGGTGAACTGACTCACGATCTTGAAGTAGGACAAAGTATTTCTATAACCTACCCTCGTTTTGGTTTAGACAACGGCAAATCCTTTGCGTTGGTTGGCTTTACAGAAAACATTCGATTAGGCAGCGTATCTATGCTGTTATGGGGATGAAGTAATGAGCAATATAGTAATAGCTACACCTGCATTATCAGATTCTGCTTCCTCTATAACAGCTGGGAGTGAAGTTGCTGGTTTTCAGGTAGAGAAACTGCAAGATAAGAACATGTCCGATAGATGGCGAACTGCTTCACTAGCTAGCGTAGTTAATGTGGACGTTGATCTTGGGTCTGTTCAAGTATTTAACTTTGTCTCATTGATAGGAACAAATGCAACAGCAAGTGCACTGGTTCGTGTAAAGGGAGCTGTGTCTAATAGCTCGAGTGCTTTTGATCAAGGCCCTGAGTTGGTAACGAACGGCAATCCAATAGCTTCAGCAGGTAGTTGGACGCATGGCGACGATTGGGAAATAGGGTACATATTTGATGCTAGTGATTCTAGCATAGTCGCATCTGAGTACTTCTACGCTTTGGATGTGACGATAGATGCTGGGACTTTGCAGCCACTAATCTTAGCCGGCGGTTACAGTGACCCAAACATCTACTACTACTCCACTGACGGTGTGACATGGGCAGCTTCTTCAGTGCCAAGTGTAGAAAATGTTGAGGCTTTTGTTAGTGATGGGATAGGCACTACCATAGCAGCTTGCTACAACGGTGAGTTATTACGCTCCTATTATCCTACTACAGGATACGGTTCATGGGATGTACTGTCTTCAGCATCAGCAACAACGCCTGTATTCAGAGATGGTTCTTTTAATAAAACCAGTGGTGTTTGGGCTTTCCCAGATGAAGTGTCTACTAATGTTCACTATGGGACAGTAGCTTCGGCGCTAGTAAGAAAGTCTCATGCAGGTTTTACAAGCATGAGGGGTATGGAGACAAACGACACCGACATGTTTGTTGCTTGTGGTACAGCAGGCAGAGTATATTATGCAAGTGCGGACGCAAGTACGTTTGCTTCTACACCCTCAAACACAACCAACAATCTTCGAGCAGTGCACTACGGGAATTCTATATGGGTTGCTGTAGGCGAGAATGGTACCATAATAAAATCTTCGGATGGTCTTGCATGGACGTCTGTCACAGTGAGCACCACACAACACCTCCAGGATGTTACTTACATCAAAAACCAAGCCAAATGGGTGGTGGTAGGAAACTCTGGTGCAGTATTTGAATCCTCAGATGCTATCACATGGACTAGAAAAGTAGGCGTAGCTTCAACATTAGCGTGTACTTGCATAGCTTATGCCTCAAACACACGGCAAGCAATTATAGCTACTAGTAGTGCTAAAATATTCAGAACCTTTGGAGCAACTGGTGCGTACCACTCAGCCTTATCATCATCTTTGACACCACTTTCTCAGTCGATAGCTATTGAGGATGGGACTTCCTACACAGCCGTTTTTAAAATAGTACAGCCAACTTTTACAGGAGCATACGTAGAAGTAGGAGGGAATGCCGGAGCAACAAGCTACTTATCAAGCACAATCACACAACAAGTGTCGGCTAGCACCGCAGGAACAGTTACAATGAACGCACTCAGTAGTGCCGCAGCGTTGTTTGTGGAAAGTGTTTCTATATATGCCAATGACGGTGCGGAATCATACGACAGTGGGTGGGTGAGTCATTGGCCTGAAGCTGGTTTGAGTTCATTGGCAGAAACACCTTTCATACACTACACATCAGTAGGCGCGTCTGTTCGCTACGTAAGAATACAAATAGCTGACAGCAACAATGCCGATGGTTATTATGAAGCTGCCAGACTATTTATTAGTAATGCATGGGAGCCAGCTAAGAATATTTCATACGGCTGGGATCTTGGTTGGATAGATAAGAGTGTTCAAAACGAAACACTAAACGGCAACGTACTTATCACGCCTAGAAGTAAGTTCCGTGTGATTAACTTTTCACTTGATTTTCTGGATGAAGACACTATGTACAATTACGCTTATCCATTGGATAGAGATAGTGGTACGTCTTCTGACATTATGGTAGTTAGGGATGCCAACAGTATTAACCATTTGCAAAAACAAAGCATCCACGGATATATGACTGAGTTGCCGGCTATGGTAAATCCATACTTCGGGATTTTCAGAAAACGGTTTAGAATAAGGGAGTCCATATAATGACTTTAGAAGTAGCAGACAGAGTACACGAAACAACAACAACTGAAGGCATTGGGACTATCAGTCTAGGTGGAGCTGTTGCAGGAGCACAATCATTCGTTACCGGTATAGGAAACGGCAACGCTACTTACTATGTCATAGCCGACGATGTGGATTGGGAAGTTGGTGTAGGTACGGTTACATCTGGTTCTCCTGACACGCTAACTAGAACCACAGTATTAGGATCATCTAACGGTGGAGCTAAAGTAGTGTGGGTAGCAGGCACAAGAAATGTGTTTTGTTCGCTACCAGCAGCTGGGCCTATAAGGCAGCCGTCTTACACTGTATCACAGCTAGGCACGCTCGGAGCAGCTAATTATGCGGGGTGTACGGTATACGTTACTAATGAGTCAGGAGGCGCGACCATTGCTTACAGTAATGGTACTAATTGGTTGCGTGTTTATGACAACGCTACTATTTCTTAAGGAGTCCGACATGAGCGTACTCAATGATAAAAGGGTCTCAGAAATAACAAAGAACGACATGCAAGAAATGTTCTTAGGCCCGTACTTTGGTTATGCAGTGACCAATACACAGAAGGCTTATATACTGCATGACTTACCACAAGCCGCTAAAAGATTCGTGGCTGCTCATGAGTTGTATCATCTAGATTTTGCTAAGAGAGTAGTACCACTTGAGGAGCGCTATAAGAAGTTTGGCCCACCTGTTAATAATATGTTTCTGCATGAAGTGTCTGCTTCGTGGGCTGGGATAAAAGAATCTCCTGTTGGTTTTCTAATAGTAGTATATAAAACGGTTACATCACTAGATAGATTGAAACTATACTTTAAATTAGCTTGGAGATAATACATGTCTGGTCTAGAGGAACGAGTAGCAGTCCTTGAGTCGTTAGCAGAACGAGCATCAAAGGACACGTCCGCTCTATTTGAAATGCTCAGAAAGCACATGGAAAAAGAGGAAACAGATAGAGACGCCTTGCTGGCTGCTCTGAACCAAATACGAATACAACAACAGAAGCAAAAGTCTTTTGTGGGTGGAATAGTGTTTACTGTGTCTTCTTTATGGGCTGTGATACTATTGGGCATCACACACTACTTCAAGAGTAAATAAGGAGCTTGTAATGCATGACTGGTCATTAGTAGAACATTTTTCAAAAGAAGGTGATGCGTGGTCTGAAGATCCTGATTTGTACGCATCTGAGAGCTTAGTACGCAGCGTTGACAGGTATAGGGGATTGCTTGGTTCACCTGTGTCACCATCGCCTAGTACAGGGGCTCTCGCTCGGTTTGACGATGACAAAGGCGTGTCCAAGACCAGTGAGCATTACGTAGGTGGTACTCGTGACGGTAAAAAAGAAATAGTACGCCGTTCTAATGCGTTAGATATTTTTTGCACTACTAATATACGGT